AACTTCGGCCTGTATCGCGACCGCACCGGTGCGTTGATCGTCAGCGCGAAAACCGCTGACAAGCTGATCGACATCCGCAGCCAACTGGCGCACATCGCCCGTAACCTGTGGTCGACGCCGCCGGATCACGGCGCGGCCGTCGTCGCCACAATCCTCGCCGACCCGGAGCTGAAACGCCGCTGGGCCGACGAAGTGGAAGCCATGCGTCTGCGCATCGCCCAGTTGCGCAGCGGTCTGGTGGAAGCGCTGGAACCGCACGGTCTGCGCGAGCGTTTTGCGCACATTGGCGTGCAACGCGGGATGTTCTCCTACACCGGTCTGTCGCCGGAACAGGTGAAGAACCTGCGCGAGCATCACAGTGTGTACATGGTCAGCTCGGGCCGGGCCAACGTTGCCGGGATTGATGCGACGCGCCTCGACCTGCTGGCCGAAGCGATCGCCAACGTCTGCAAATAACTCCCCCTGGTCTTGATCGTTCCCACGCTCCGCGTGGGAATGCCTCAATGGACGCTCCGCGTCCGCTTCGGCAGGGACGCAGAGCGTCCCGGGCTGCATTCCCACGCGGACGGTTCGACGCCTCGACGTGGGAACGATCAGGCGCACTCATCGCGAGCAGGCTCGCCCCTGCATTTGCCCTGCGTCACCCTGTCGCACTTGTCTAGACAATCCCGCCTGTCGAAACAAATGGATTTAAAAATGAGTTTGTCGTTTTTATCGGACAACCCACAAACACTACCCTACCGCTACAACTCTTGGATTCAGCCAGCCTCAGCCAACTCCACCACCTCTTCCCGCCCCTGCAACCACCGCGAATCGTCCACAAAGTGTCCACACCCCTTCGCTAGGGGATTGAGCGACACCACCTCGGCTAAATGCCCAGGGCTGAAGTGGGCGTATCGCATGGTCATCATCAGCGACGAATGCCCCAGCACCTGCTGAAGCGTCAGGATGTCCCCGCCATTCATCATGTAATGACTGGCGAACGAGTGCCGCAATACGTGCGTGAGCTGCCCCTTGGGTAACTCGATACCCGTTTCCCTCACAACGTCGCGAAACGCGTAGTACGCCTGCCTATAAGTAGCCCTCCAAGGCAACCGGTGCTCCAGCATGCGCGCCAGCTCCTCGGTGATGGGTACTGTCCGATTCTTGGCGGACTTCGTTCGAACGAAATAAATTCGCCTGTCCTTGACCAACTCCGGCCCCAACTTCATCGCCTCGGCCCATCGGGCCCCAGTTGCCAGGCAAACACGTGCAATCAACCCCACCTCAGACGGAACTTGATCGAGATGAGCCAGCAGCAGCGTGATCTGCTCCGTCGACAAATAGCTCATCTCGGTTTGGTCGTACTTCAGTGCGCGCACTTTTTGCAGCGGGTTTGCCTTATCCCACTTCCCCAGGCGCTCCAACTCATTGAACATCGCCGACAGATGCGTCAATTCATGGTTTGTCGTGATGATGGAGACAGGTTTCAAGAACACCGGGCCTTTTTTCGAACCCGGCTTGCGACACTTTCCCGACAGGCGATCGGATCGATAATTGGCGAAGGTATCTGCGGTGAAATTGCAAACCAGTGGATTCCCCATTCGCAGGACCATGTTGCGCAACTCGCGCCGCACGCTGGTCCCACTTTTCAGCCCCTGGCCATGCAGCGAAAACCAGAGTTCCACCAACTCAGACAGCCGGCGCTCATCGGCTTTGGTCTTTTTTTCGAATACACCATGCGCACCATTCCCCAGGATCTGGCGCTCATAGACCATGGCTTGGTTCTTGGTTCTAAACTTCTTGCGGATCCGAGGACCATTGCGCCCCTCAGGCCGGCAGTCCACTTCATACCGGCCGTCATCCAGTTTCTTGACCGTCATAGGCGAGCCAAGACCGTCTGCAGGTCACTGTCCAACTGATCATCGATCAATTCCAAGGACACCACATTGCCCGCCTTAAACGTGCGACTCATCTTGCGCAGCATGCAGTAACCCACCAGCGCCGCCGGCCTGCCGTCAGCCTCCCCAGTCACCTTCTGAAGCCGCACATCGCGTTCGCTTTTCTCACCTTTGGAATCGCGATACTCGAAGCGAACCATCTGAGCGCCTTCCCACAGCACGCCCTTAGCCTTGCTCGGCGGGCGCTTGAACGCGCGGGCATCATCAAGCCCCTTCGCTTGCTGTAGCAGCGATGCGGCAGCCTGGTCACTGTCCATCCACCTCAGCCAGTGGAGTTCGTGCAGCACCGTGATGCGGTGTCCGCCATACAACAAATCAAGCGCCGCCTGGATCGTGCTGTTACCCGCCGAGATCTTCGCCCCGACCAACAAAAAATCCACGCTGCGGCTCACGTCCTCAACCACCCGGCAACCCATCCCCTCTAGCACCGCCGCCACATCACGGCGAGAACCAGAGATAAAACTGCCCGTCAGGCAATAGGTGGTTACAACACGACTTTTCGAATCTGCCTTGTTCATGACTGCTCCCTGCATTTTCAGTTGTTTTGACTAAACCGGACTGACCTGGCCGCACTCCGTTGCGGTCTCGTCACACATCATCCACAGCGTGTACTTCTTGAAGCGCGGGTGGGTTGTGATCTTCAACAACTCCAGCGAACTCACCTCTTTACGCCGCTGCAACTCGTAGCTTTTCCACGTCGAAATATTGATACCGGTCAGCTCGCATAGCTGCATCTGCGTCAGGCCTTCTGCCTGACGCATCACCTTCAACTTTTCAAAAAGCTCCATAGCCCCTCTTGACAGGTGTACGAACGCGACCTACATTTAGGTCGCGTTCGTACACCTTTTCAGAAAATGTTCCATGGAGCTTATCAAATGCAGATCACCGTCGACACGCCGTACATGACTCCTAACGAGTTCGCTCGCAGAGCCGGTCTGAGCGAGCGCTCAGTGCGCAACAAAATCGACCAAGGAATGATCCTCGTCCGGGAAAAAAAGGAAGGCGAAAAAGGCACCGTCTTCATCAACATGATCCACCTGACCATGGAAGCCGCCGATCAAGCGGAACGCGTCCTCGTCACCAAGAAAGACGGCACGCGCTAATGGCACTGCGTAAAAAACTCGACCAGAAGGTCTTCGACGACATCTACCTGAAGGAAGTCGTCGAAGCGCTGGAACACGATACGGACCTGGACTTCGAAGACATCGGCACGAAATACCTGCAGAAGGGCAAATGCCCCTCCTGCGGCGAACGCGAAATATTCATCGCCCGGGAAAAGCCCTTCCAACTCAAATGCAACCGCCTCAATCAATGCCAGTACGAGGAAAAAACCCGCGAGCGCTACAGCTACCTCTTCGAAAACCTCAGCGAGCGATTCCCCAAAACCGAGGAAAACCCCAACGCCACGGCCGACGCCTACCTGCAACGCAACCGCGGTTTCGACATCAGCCAGATGAAAGGCTGGTACACCCAAGGCCGGCGCAAACTCAAGAACGGCGAATGGGCAGACACCGTGCGCTTCGCCGTGTGCGACGGCCACTGGGAACGCCTGATAGACGCGACCGCTGTAAAAGCCAACGGCGGCAAGAAAGCCGGCATCAAAAAAGGCATGAGCTACCTGGCCGACTGCTGGATCCCCCCAGGTATGACGATCGACAAAGGCGATCGCGTGTACGTCGTCGAAGGCATCTTCCACGCCATTGCGCTGTGGCTGGCCGGTTTCAAAGCCGTCGCCTCGATCTCGGCCAACAACTTCCCGTGGAACCTGATCGAGGCCCACAAGGGCAAATCCATCGTGTGGGTGATCGCCTTGGACGACGACCCGGCCGGGCACCTGATGACCACCAAATACCTGCGCCAGATCCGCGAGCAGAAGGAAATCGGCTGGGTAGCCCTCGCCGGCGAACGCGACTGGGACGACGTGTACCGCGATGGCCAGCTCGATCAAGTATTCATGACCGAGGCTGAATATCAGGGCCGGCTGTTCACCGCCGAAAACACCAACAAACTGGCCTACCTGATGTACCTGCGCCGGCCGGCACCGTTCTTCCTGATGGAATTTCGCAACCGCCTCTACTCCGCCAAGGTTCACCAGAGCGACCTGACCACTGACCTTGGCGAAGACAAGCTCGAGGGCAACCGCGAAATCTTCCTCAAACACGTCAAGATCAAACAGGTGGCCAACTGCATCCCCAACCTTGAATACCTGGAAAAGGACATTGTCACCAACGAGCAACGCTACTTCTTCGACTTCAAGTTCCCGGACAAAAGCCGCAGCTGCAAAGCGCCTCTATCGCCCAACGCCATCACCGATCCGCGCGGCTTCGCACGCTCGCTCCTCGAGCACACACCCGGCGGCAACTTTGAAGGCGGTGAAGCCGTACTGACCCTGCTCAAAGCCAAATGGCTCAACGACGAGCACCGCGCCGTCCGGACCGTGCGCAGCCTGCCGTTCGTGGGCTATGACGAAAGCTGTGGGCTGTACTGCTACCCCACCTTCGGCTTTCACCAAGGCAAAGAACTGCCGGTGAACAGCCATGGTTTCATCGACATCAACGGCAACGGCGTCAAAACCACGTTGGCCAACTTCACCCTGGAGCGTGGTCAAGACTTCGACCCGGAGTGGTTTCCCGACTTCCTTGCCGTGAACGGCCTCAATGGTCTGGCTGTACTGGCCTGGTGGACCGCCACCTACTTCGTCCAACAGATCGGCGAAAAGCAGGCGTCCTTCCCGTTTCTGGAATTCACGGGCAAGCCCGGGGCGGGTAAGTCCACCCTGTTGCGCTTCATGTGGCGGCTCACCGGCCGGGAGAACTACGAAGGTATCCAGCCCAGTGGCGCGGGCGCCAGTGCGATCGGCCTGTCGAGATCCTTTGGCGATGTCAGCAACCTGCCCGTCATCCTCATCGAGTCGGACAAAGAGTTCACCGACAGCCAAGGCCGCAAAGTCACCGTGCAATTCAACTGGGACGAACTCAAAAGACTGTTCGACTACCACGCCACCCTACGGGTAACCGGTGCCAAAACCACCGGCAACGAAACACGCAGCACGTTCTGGCGAGGAGCCCTGGGCATCTCACAGAACAACAGCGTGGACAGCTCCGAAGCAACGCTCTCACGCATTGTCGAACTGCACGCCACCAAGGACCACCACACACCCGCCCTGAAGCCACGCGCCGATCGGCTCAAAAGCATGAACGCCAAAAATCTGGGGGGCTATCTGCGTCAGTGCCTGGCCTTCGAACAGGGATGGCTGACCCGCTACTTCGAAGCCTTCCCGCGTTATGAACAGCGCCTTCAAGCGGTTGGCGCCATCACGGAGGCTCGCATCGTCACCTGCCATGCCCAGGTCCTGGCAGCGGCCTACGCGACCCAGGCACTGTTCCCGGACTGGGAAGACACCGACCTGGAGCGCCTGGCCAAACACCTGGAGCAACGCGCCATCGCGCGCCAACAACGTTGCCGCTCCGAACATCCAGACGCCGCCACGTTCTGGCAGATCTACCACTACCTCAACGAGCGCGTGGTGAAAATCAGCGACAGCACCGGCGAGCGGGAAGAAATACACGAAACGCTGAACCACAGCGCAGAACGCGGCGTGGTGGCGATCAACATCGAGCATTTCCAGGAAGCCTGCCGCAAAGCCGGCCAAGAAGTTCTCACGCGGGCGCAGCTGCAACGCGCACTGCCCCAGAGCACCACCTACAAATTCGTGGAATCACGAAAGGCCTACTCACGGATCGAACGCAGAACCATCAACTGCTGGATCTTCAAAAAAGCCTGACAAGTCACTGATCGAAAAAGAGTTTTGTCCCTGGACGGCTGTCGCCTGCGCTTTGCCAAAAGTGTTTGTGCGTTGAGCGATAAACCGTCTGTAATTTTTGAACTATTGAGTAATTAATCAATGAATACAGAGACATATAAAAAATCACCAATGGAATGCCGCTGGAAGGCCCTGAACCACTTTTCATTCCAGCAACCTTCCGATATCTGCGTCTCGACCTTAACAGGTCACAAGCCTTTAAACACAAGGGCTACAGCCCTGATCACCGGGTCAGACAGTTCAGCGCATTCCACCTGCACCGAACTACTTTTGCGGGCAATACAAGCAAGTAATAACAAGGCTTTCAGCCCAATTCACGCGGCAATAGTTCAAACATTCCAGACGCAACCAGCCGCGCGCGGAACATCAATAACGCGAGCCACCTCATGCCCGAACTTTCCACCGAAGAAGTCCATCGGCGGGACTGCCTCGCCCGCCACTCACTGCGCCACTGGTCACGACAGGAAATCGTCGACTGGCTCAACGACCCGAAGAAACCAGAGCGCTTTCGCGAAGACATGCGCAACCGCCTGAACACCCAAAAACAAGCATTCAAAAGCCAATAAAAAAGGAGCACCACCATGCGAATAGAAGTCATCACCGGCGAACAACAGACCGGCAAAACAACCCTGCTGCGCGCCATCCAGGCCGAATTGAAAAGCCGAGGCATCGAAGCACCGATCCACATCGGCGAGCACTGCACAACTCCGTACTTTGTAAATCAGGTCGCCGAGCACGCCATAGCCGGGGCCACTCACTTTCTGGCCGACGACTGCACTGCGTTCCAAATCAAAGCCGTCCAGGAACTGAACGCCCGAGGCATTCACTCGGGCGTCCCGTCGGGCTTCGTCGTGCACCTGGTGCGCCAAGCCTGATCACCCAAAGGAGAACCACCATGAAGTATTCACTGTGCCACGCCCTGGCAGAAGTATTCGACTACCAACAGCGGCGCCCAGCCGCCATTGCCGCAGGCAAAGCCGCACTGGAACGGTTGTATCCAGTCGCCCTGGGTCACTCAGGGCAAAGCGAAGTCATCGGCAACTTTCTACTGGGCCTGTACGACGGTGACCGCCACCGCTTCAACCTGACACAACTTCGGCGCCTGGACCTCGCCTTGTTCGACGACTGCATGCTCGTGCTGGCGATGGACTACCTGCCAGAAGTCGAGATCCACGAACGCATTCCTGGCAACGACAGCATTTGGCGGCAGTTGCATGAACAGTGGGACAACAAGGCGGTGACGTCATGAACCTCCACTACTGCGCAAACACCCTGCCGGGCACGTTTTGCTTACCCACCCAATTTGTCGAGAACTGCACCCCTGAGGCGCTGGCCGAACTGGCCGCCGCCGACCACTGGCGCGACCACCCCGACGACACCCCGACACTCGTCACCGTCGTGCATCTGCACAACGTGGATGGGCACGACCTGGGCGTGTTCGAAGTGCACTGCGAACAACGTCGGGTTTACACCGCGCACCTGCTGACGAAAGCCGTAACCAAATAGGAGAGACCTGAATGAACACCATGGATGAACGCGTAAGGCTGTTGCAGACCTTTGAACACTGGGCCAGGCCCCAAGGCCTGGACCTTGCAACCAAGGACGGTGGGTTTACCTATACCCACCCTCGCACCGCCGACGCCTGGCGCGGGTTCTACGCCGCACACATCACGCTCGGCCTGAGTACCGAGTGTCAGCAGCTGTATGCGGAGTTCAAGAGATCCAGCCCGTACCTCAGGCAGATAGAGCGATGCCGAAATAGCCGCCACGGCTACCCCTTCAAAGTTCGCATCACCGCTGACCCGCGCGGGCTCGTGGTCAAGGGCGGGCTCAGCGGCCATTACCGCCTGAGCGAAGTGAACCTCTATGTCATCGAGAAGGGCGTAAAAATCCGCCTGCATTGATACCGGCCAACGCCGGAAGTAGACGGTGTCGAGGAGTTCGCACCTCCCCGACACCCACCACCACAAAAGGAGCAACACCATGCAAGCACAGCACCCAAGCAGCAGCAGACGCAAGGCTATCACACCGCCAGTGCCAGGCCGCAGCACCTTCAATCCAACCGGCCGGCAGGTGGCCACCGCCGTGATCGGCGCGGCCGTCATCACCTACCTTGTGCACAAAACCCCGGATGCCCATAAGCACCTGGAACGCCTGGCGAACATGGCCAACACCCAAGGTGACTTGTCAGACCGTGACGCGGCTGTCGTCGCCGACCTACTGGCTTCCCCTAACAAAGCACGGGGAGAGCAGCGCCATGTCTTTTGACTCAAACGCAGCCCGAACCGAACTGCCGCTCACCTTCCCAATCAGGAACGCAACCATGCCTGACTACACCGGCATCATTCAGTACAAAGTCAAAGAGGTCTGGAAAGATTACGAAGTCACCCTCGAGGTCAACCACGCCATCCTCACCGTCGAAGTGGCCACGCTCATCAATCAGTTCTGGTCAGACGACCACTGGCGGCTGGCCGCTGAGAACGGCGACGTGGTGCGCGCCGTCATCCGCCTGTTCGGCTCCACCATGATTCAGATGCTGCTGAGCGAAGGCGGCGCCCAATTCAGCAACACATCCCGATCCGGCGACAACCCAGGTCCTTACTGGACAGCAGACCTGCACAACGAAGAAGGCTGGGGAGGCACACAGGGCGGTACACCCTACGGCTTTTGCGGAATCCGCGTGATCGCCGCTGATGTTCAGGCACTGAGCTTTGATGACGTGGAACTGGAAGCCATCGGTTACGCATGACCCATACTCAACAAACAGTGAGGCGAGAAATGTACATCGATGGTCAATTCATTGTGATAGCGGACGAGCAAGCAGCGAAGGCCCGCCAATATCTTGAGCTTCCGGCTGACTTTCAACTGGTAGAAGCCACCCGCAACCTGCAGCACGACACAGGAAATGGCGTGGTGCGAATCCCGCTTCCGGACGGGCTGGTTGTAGCAGCATTTGAGAACTCACACGGCAAACGTCGTTACGGGGTCATCAAGCTGAACGAGACCGTGAGCTAACCCATCCAGCCATCAGCAGGACGCCGCAGCGTCCTGCTCGATTTCGACAACTGCGCCTTTCATGAACAGCAGTGTATGAAAAATCACCACCCCGTATGTTGCTCAGTAAAAAGACGACAGAACTTAGAGCCCTATTCGAGTGAAACATCCCTGATAATCAAAGGATAATTCCTACGCACAAGTAGGATGCAACCTATTGATAACGCAAATCAAAATCCCTTGACTCAAAACTTTAAACGTAAATAAACTTTGCCGCTCAACGCTTACCGAACAGGGATATTCCGTAATGTCAAAAACAAAATCTCAAACCATTGAGATTCGTGAAAAATGTGAAGAGTCCAGACACACGCTGTCTCTCTTCATCGATATTTGCACCTCCAACATAGAACTTTGCGAAAGCAGCAAGCTGGCACTGTCGGAGTACGGTAAAAATAAACTGGAAGAATTAGAGCGTGTAGAAGCCATGCTCTGCGCTTACGACACCCCATCCAACTGATCAAACAAATCGCGCTGCTGAGCGCGGGACAAACTACGCAGGCGGTCAAATAGCAAACGATCGACCGCCTGGGCCGAAGGGCTCAGGGTGTGTGAGAACGTAAGGTTTGCCACCCACGTATGACCACATTTCACAGACGAGCACTGGCAGTAAAGCTTGGCAAATTCCGGCGACAAATCCTCGCGCGACACAATCCGCCCCTTCTCCCCGCACTTGCAGTACACCCGCATCTTTCCCACCCCGGCACGTTGAACGGGCTCCATTTTGCCACACAACATGCAGGGGTTCGCCCTCCATCCCGGCACCACAGATAGTGCCTCAAGGCCGTCGCGTGGCGGTCAGTCCTGAACGGGCTCTTTCCATCCAATCCGCCGGTCGGCGCGCAACTGGTCATTGACCTGCATGAATAACTGACTGATCGGCCGGATCTCATTGTTGGTATAGACCCGATCGATCTTCTCGATGTCCCCGAAGCCCGCCGCGTTTTCCGGCATCACCCCCGCCAGTGCCGGGTTCATTCGCCAAGCGGCTATCACGTCATTGCGGGTAATATTCTTGATTCGCTCAAATTCATCTTTCGTCGCGATATCCCCAACAGGGATTATTTGTATCGCTTTGTCACTTCCATTGGGAATGTTGACGAATAATGAGCGGAAATTTCCTACACCCTTACTTCCCGCAATTTGCGTTTTCAGCTTCCTCTCATCCTCCTCGGTCAAGTTCGGATCGTTGGTATAAAACACAAAACCGGCGTGCGCACCGTTATTGTAGTAACGGCGCCGAAACAACGTGGCCGACTCATTGAGCAACAGCGCATGCATCCCGCCTAAATAGTCCGGGACCCCGTAAACGTTCTGTTCAACGTCGTAGTCCATAACATGCTCAACCTCATCCTCTTCAAAGTGCAGTTGCTGGCCATCGGGCAACAACATCACGAATCCGCCTCCCACCTTGCGGCGCATGTTCAGCGCGGGCAGATGTTGCAGCTCCAGCACCTGGCCAATGACATTGCGTAGGCGCTGAAAGTACCCCTCACCGAACACCGTAAAGTCCAATGCAGCGCGCCCCAGCGTCTGCGCGCTGCACCCGGCCGACGGCAAAAAATCACGCAGCAACAAGTTGCGTTTGAACCGCGGAATGGTGCCGTGGTGCGCGTTGGCGCGCAGCAATTTGGCCAGCCCCGTGCGGGACACCGGCGGCGTGTAGATTTGCCCGTCGTTGCCGGCGAACACGCCCAGGTACTCGCCCAGATTGCCGCTCAGGACCGACTCCGGATCGCCGAAGGTGAATGCCTGCACTTTGTGCGGCGTGGGCACGCCCTGCGTGGCCGGTGGGGTTCGTCGCTTGCGAGCGTTCATGGCTGCCTTCCAGAGTTGACCAGCGGCTGCGCCGCTGCTTGTTGACGTTGAGGGGTTCATTGAACAGCGCGTGCATCACCGCCCACGCAATGTCGGCATGGCCGGTGGCGTCGGTGCGTGAGGCGCTGTAGGTGATCTGGCCGCTGGTGGTGGCCCCGCGTTTGATGGTCAGGAACGCCGCGGCGATATCGCTCCAGCCGGCATCCCACTCGATACGCCGGCCCTGAATCGTGTCCTGGGCCTTGAGTACCAGTGTGTTTTTGGTTTCCAGGCTGTAGTGGATCGGCATGGCCCGCGGGAAGAAATCGCGCACCGAATCGAACACGCCGTAACCCACACCGGTGACGTCGATCCCGATGTGCTGCACGTTGAAGCGCTCGCACAGCTTCTTGACCTGGGCAGCCTGGTACGTGAAGGAATGCCCGCGCCAGGAATACTTTTCCAGGATCCGGAACTTGCCACCCTTCTCCAGCGGTGGCGCGACCACCACACACGTGGCGTCGTCGCGGGTGCGGCTGGGGTCGTAACCGATCCACACCGGCACGTTGCCAAACGGTCGAGTCGCTTTCGGATCAGAGTCGTAGTCCTTCCATAGCGACAGATCCGAGTAACAGCGCTCCAGATCCGCCAAGTTGAACGCACTCTGCGCGCTGTCGATGAATTGACACAGATAGAGCTGATCGAACACCTCATCCGAGTTTTCAAGCCGCAGTTGCTCCAGGTCGAACTTGTCGCAGCCGCCGGCGATGGCATCGTGAATGTCGATGATCTTGCGCCACTGCCCATCTGGGCACAGCGCCCCTTTGCGCAACTCCTGCTCACCTGGGAACGGCTGATTCGCCTTCTTGTGTTTGCCCCGCCTGAAGGTATCGCCCGTCCAGAACGGGTACGCCTGGTGGCTGACCGCACTGGGGGTCGAAAAGAAAGTCTTGCGCCAATTTTTGTGAGTGGCCATGGCACCGGCCAGGTTACTGAGTTTGGTGAAATCCCGAATCCAGAAATACTCGTCGATGTAGACGTGCCCGTGCGGCCCCTGCGCCGTGCTGCTGTTGGTGCTCATAAAACGCAGCTCAGCACCGTTGCTCAGGGTGATCGGATTACCTGTGAGCTCAAGGCCGAACCAGTCGCGGGCAAACCCAACGATGTAGCCGCGGAACAGTTCCGACTGTGCCCGGCTGGCGGACAGGAACATCTGGTTATCACCCGTCAGCACCGCATCCATGAACGCTT